GCCGGAATAGCCGGTTCTGGATATTGCAAGGCTATTTCCTGATATTCCGCCATCAACCGTTATTATAGTGTTACCGCTCCAGCCTTTTTTAAGATTTCCGGTGCTGTCATACAGCAGATTTCTGCCGCCGATCTCGACAGCATTCACCGCCGCGGTAATATCTGCCGCTGTTGCCGCTCCGACCTCGCTCGCCGTATATACAGGCTTATTCTCGGCTTTCGCCCATTCTGGCATATCTGTGATATCCGACACGTTATGTGTATGATTCTTTTTCGCCGCCCCGACTTCATCGGCTGTGTATGTAGGCTTGCTTTCAGCCTTTGCCCACGCAGGCACTGTCGGATCGGTTTCTTGTGTCAAGTATGCAGGCATATCTGTGATGTCGGATACCGTGTGCGTGTGTCCTGTATCTGCCTTACTGTCAAGTGCTGTCTGTGTCGCTGTAGATATCGGCTTGTCTATATCTGCGGTGTTGTCTACATTGCCAAGCCCTATCTCGCTTGCCGTATAAGCAGGCTTGCTTTCAGCTTTTGCCCAGTCCGCTATATCCGTGTTTTTCAGATATGCCGACAGATTCACCGAGATAACCCCGTCAGCCGTTACCGATATATTATCCCCTATCATCACGCCGCCGAGCGTGTCGGCTGTTGCAGGCGGCAAGGTATAACCTCCGCTGCCACCGCCGCACTTTATACTACCCGCCACCCACAGATTCCCGCCATCGTCAAGCACCAGTGCATCGCTTTCGTAACTTCCTCTCGGTGAGCCGTTTCCGACAACAAAAAGGGCGTCCTTAGTCTTGTTCATTATGCCAAAAGCCGCCCCGCCTCGATAATCGGATACCGCATACATACCGTGAGCAAAGGACGCTTCTGCTTTCGCTTCGCTGTTAATACCGCCTGCGTGGCTGTACCAACCGCTTGCCGTTGTATTGCTGTTTTCTGCGTGGCTGTATCCGCCGCTTGCAACAGTGCCGTATCCTTCAGCGTGTGCGTATGCGCCGCTTGCTGTGGTGTTTTCTCCCTCAGCGTGCGAGCTTGTTCCGCTTGCTGTGGTGCCGTATCCTTCAGCGTGTGCGTATGTGCTGCTTGCTGTGGTGCTGTTCCCTTCGGCGTGAGTGCTTGGTGCTGTTGCCTTCGTGCCGTTTCCTTCAGCGTGTGCGTAAAGCGAGCTTGCGATATTATTTTCATAGTCGTTGAATATCTCACAGCCGATGCCGGTAGCGGTGAACTTGCCGACACTGCTGGCATCAAAAGCCGTTTTACCCACCCCATCAAGACGTTTTTCCGTCTTGCTTTTTACTTGCACAGGCATCTTGTTTATTGTGCTCGCATTCACCACTGATATTGCCGCCTCAGATGCGCTCTCTGTTGCCTCATCCGTCAGTTCCGCAAACGCACAGCTTACCTTATGTGCCCCTCTGTATTTCCATACAAGCAAAGTCGGGAAGAAAGCTATTGTGCCGTTTATATCTATCTTTCCGCCATTACCGAACAGCGTATCAAAGCACTCAATAGCAGGATTTCCGTTGAAAGAAAATTCCACACGGCGCAGTGCGATATAAATCGTGTTCACACACGTTTCAAAAGCTGTCTTACGCTCGGCGTCTGATACAGACTGCAAAAGCGGATTTTCCGGTATAAACATTGTGGCGTTTCGGGCAGCGGCATCCGGTAATGTAAGCACCGCATGATTTTTGTAAACATACGGTTCCCCATCAAAAGCAGTAGAAAAATACTTCGTCAGCGCTCTGAGGTCGAAAAACTCCGTGCCGGTACGCTCATAGCCCTCGACAGTGTAGTCTGCATCGTATACAAGCGCACCGTCAACGATTTTTTTCTTTTCCTTGAGTTTAACAATTTCGAGCTTGCCGTACCTGTTGATTCTTGCCGATGACGCCATAAGTGCGCAGCACCACTCGATAAGATCACGGTACGTCTGCACGGACGAAGAAACCGTTGAATCCACTGTCAAATCATAGTTCGGATATGAACTGAAATCTGTAGTAACAAGCGTTATTCCGACATCTGCGGCAAGATCCTTTATGTGCTGCTGCACCGTCTTTTTTCCGCCCGAATACACCGATATATCAACGTCAAACTTTGTGCTGTCATCAAAAGCGGTCAGCTTGTGAATACTGCCCTTACGCTTTGTAAGGCTGTTATCTACCGTAAATATTCCGAGCGGAACACTTTCCCAAGTCCCATCGGCAAGCTGTATTTCGTATTTCGGCGTTATCCTTGCATTCGCATAAGTCCTTGACAAAAAGTTATTGTCATACACCGTTATATCAAGCTGATTTGTGTAGAACGTACCTATTTCAAAAGTATCACCCGATACAAGCTGTTCTTTCAGGGTGACGCTGTTGTTCACGATAATATCATCGGTTATGTTTATCGTTTCGCCGTCACAGAGTTTAATTGCGCCGGTAATGCGGTCTGTGCGGTTTTTATCCTTAATAGCCGCCGTGTAAGCGGCTGATACATCAAGCATAGAATCACCTCTTAATATTCGATAAAGTTTACGCTTAAATCCCACAGCGTTTCTGCGGCAGTGTCGGCGTTAAGTACCATAGTTGCGCTTCTGTCGCCGGCATACATCGTGCAGGTCTTTGTGCTTGCTGTGGTCGGGTCGAAAAATGTTGCAGAAAACGAATCGGGAGAAATCGCATTTGCTATAGCGGAAAGCTGCGACCTGTTCACCCTCCAAGTTACCTGTATCTTATACACGCCCGCTCTGATACGGTTGCGGAACATCTTGCCTGTTTCGCTTCTGCCGCTGTCCTCGCTGTCAAGGTCGGAACGTTGTACAGCGTATGAGCGTGGCGAAATCGGCGTGAAGCTGCCGAATTTTATAAGTGTCTGCATATTAACTCCTTCCGTTAAGTCTGCGGTTTCTGACGGCATTATAGCGTGCTACGGCTTCACCGACCGTGTCTCCGTCTATATCGACCGTGACGTGTATATCTGCGGTCTGACCGCCTGTGTTGCTATCATACATAGCCGAGCGTACAGCATTATATATTGCTGTTTCTATGCTTGACGAGTTCGCAACTGCGGTACGGTTGCCGATAGTGCCGACAAGCTCAGGGCCGGCTTCGTTAGCTATGAATAAGTCGCCATAGTCGGGGAAACCGCCGTCGGCGTAACTGAGAATGCCGAGTGAACTTATATCTGCCCATGTAGACTGCCCTTTTAGACGACGCTTAAGAACAGGGTCAACCTCGTCATTTTTTATGCGCATAGCCGTTGTTTTTGCAAACTCATAAAGTGAAGCACCGTAATTGCCTTCATCAAACCATTTTTTCAGTTCTTCGTCATTGTTAATGTTAAAATGACTGACTGTTTCGCCATATGCGTCATCTGCACTTGTGCTGTCGTTTTTCACCATCCAATCCCGCATATACGTCAGCATTTCGCTGTATGTGGTGTTATATTTCTGACTACGTTCCGTCTTACCGGCAGTATCATTTATTACATTACTTAGCATTACACCTGCCTGATAGCATAACTCAGCACATTTGTCAAATGACTTTTGAAATGATGTGCCAAGCAGTTTGTCAACTTCACCGATGATTTTGCTACAAATTGTAGTTATACTGGGTGCTATATTAATAAACGAATTTTTTACAAATGCAAATACATCATCAATCGCCTTGTCTATATCTCCATTGCTGATGTCCGTAACTATGTCACCGATAAAATTGCCTAAATCCTTGAGCCATTTATCAAGATTAAAACCAAACATTTCATCTATTCCGTCAAAGAAAGGCTTTAACGTAGTGCTAAGATTGTTAAATAATGATTTAATAGAATTACCTATTTCACCGCTTTTCAATTTTCCCAAGAGCTTGTTTAATTCGCCCCAGATATTAGAAAAATCAATATCAAATGATAACGAACCTAAATCTATATTTTTAGTCTTCTCCTGCACATCACTCAGCGCATCAGCAAGGCTCTCCGCATTATCCACATCATCGCTTGATACCACGCTTGAAGCAAGCGTACCGGAATTTCCCGACAGTCTGTTAAGCTCGTCAAAACCTGCAAGACTGCGTTTTACGCTGTCTGTAAGATTATCTGTGCTTTCTGCGACATCATCAACGCCTTTCGCCGCTTTGTCTGCCGCTTCATTTTCTTCTTTCAGCTTTTCGGAATTGTCGTCTATGCCCTCAGTGCCTTTATTCGTGGCTATGCCAAGCAGTGCCAGCGCACCGACTATTATTCCTATCCAGCCCATAGTTGCCTTTAATGCGCTCGCATACGTCAACTGCTTTGGTATAAGTATGTTCAGTACGCCGGTATATGCAAGTTTTGCGGCTCTCATAAGCCTTGTTGCCGCTGTTACAGCCGGTATTGCCACAGCCATACCGATAGCAATTTTCAGCATTGTCCGCTGTGCAGGTGTTGCCGCTTCGACCTTTGCCTGTATATCCGCTACAATACCACCAAGCCCTCCGACAGCTTCTGCTACCGTCATTATCACGGGCTTTAATGCATTAAGTGAGCTTGACAGCACAGGAAGGACGTTCTGAGCGAGCGGCAGGAGTGCTGTACCGGCTTCTGCGGCAAAATCCTCAAGTTCTGCCTTGAATGTCGCAAGTGCACCCGAATAGGTATCGTTTTCCTTTGCGTAGTTTCCTGCCGCATAGTCCGACTTATCAAGGAACATCTGCATAGCGGCATTGACCTTCTGCTGTGTGGTTTCAAGCTTTCCAAGACCTTTTTCCTGTGCGTATATCTGCAGGTTCGTGTCGTTTATGGCAACACCGAGATTATCCATCATTGTGAAGTTGCCCTTAGCCATACCTGTGACCGCTTCCATTGCGCTGTCAACGGATATGCCCATAATACTCGCCACATCAGACGCTCGTTGCATAGACTGCGTTACCATATTGGCAGACTGTGCTACCGAAAAGCCCGAGCCCTGAAAGAGCGCACCCATCTTTGTAGCAGTTGCAAGATATTTGCTTTGTGAAAGTCCAAGCGAAGAAGCGGCAGTTTCTGCGGTTTTCTGAATCGTGCCGGCATAAATCTTGAATACCGACTCCGAACCGCCTATGTTCTGCTGGAGGTCACCTGCAAGGCTGATAGCATTCTTTATCATTGCACCTATACCGAGCGCAGATAATCCAGAAGCAAGTGTCTTAAAAGCACTCAGCGTTCCGGCAGAGGTGTCTTCCGCCTGCTTTTTTACATTCACAAGGTTTTCATTCACCATTCGTATCTTACGGTCAAAATCATCCTTGTTTGCACTGACTATAACGTTCAGTTCTTCTACTGTCACTTACTGTACCTGCCTTTCGTAGCCGCCGCATATTCAGCCATATTCTGCTTTGATACCTCCCAGTCCGACACAGGTATTCCCTCCGACTTATCACGTCCGTACAGCTTAGGAAATGCCTTTTCTATGCTGTGCGGATATTGCCTTGGTGCGTTGACACCTATGGCAACAAGCTGACCGATGCTATAAGCAAAGGCACACATCAAGCGTTCGTTAAGCTCGGTGTGTGCCTTGTCGTATTCATTTTTTGCCTGTATCGCCTGCGTTATTTCCCGTACCGATAAGTCCCAGAAATCTTTATGTGTTATTCCTACCGACAGTGCCGGGCGGTAAAGATTAGTTATCAGCTCTCCTGCACTGCTCCACTCTCTGCCTTTTCTGCGAGCGCCAGCAGTTTTTCTGCCTGCTGACGCTTGAAAAAACCCGACACCGTAAGCGTCTTGAAGAGTATTTCCGCCATATCCGAAAGGTCGCCGCCTGCGTCTATATAATCGTCATAGATCTCCTGCGCCTTTCTGACGTCAATATTCGCCTGGAAGCGATTTAATGCGCCCCACAGATACAGCGTCACTGTTTCGAGCTTATCAAAATCCGCCATACCCGCAACAAGCGACTTGCCTGTTTTCTTCTCGATCTCGATTGCCGATGCAGCCGAGATTTTGAGTTTGTACTCAGTGTCACCGATTTTCAGTGTTTCATAGGGTAATCTATTTTCTTCCATTTTAATATCCTCCGTTTGATTTTTTGCATAAGAAAAGCACACCCTCTCAGATGTGCTTAATCTTATACCTCACCGCTTACTCATCAATGCAATATTCGTGCGATACTCGCTATGTTAAGGAACATTACAGCAAAACCGATTATCGAGATAATCAGAAAGAAAAGCGCTACGCTTTTGATTGACTTCACATCTTTTCTCATTCTTGCCTGCTGTGCGTGTTCACCCTCAAGCTCGCTTACAAGCTGTTCGAGCTTGTCATTTGTTCTTGCATTCTCGATAAGTAATAACTGCGTGATTTCATCGTTTGACTTAATCTCGTAGTACTTGTTCTCCTTGACGCAGAAATATACGTTATCGGGCAATTCTCCGCCGCTTGCTTTTATTTCGGCACAAGCCGCCTGTACGTTTTCGCCGCAAGGTTCACCTACAACATAGTTGTAGTGGTTAAGGTAGTTTTCTAATTGCTTAGTCATTATATTCCCTCCGTGATACTATATTTGTATCTATAATATCACGAAGGGTTATAAATGTCAAGCTATGCCGCAGCAGTTACGTCCTCAAGCTCTGTAAGAGGTGTGCTTCTGAGCGTGAATTTCAGCGCCGCATTGACCTCTGCCGCAGAACGCTTTACCGACACTTTCGAGCTCCACTGATAGCCCGTATTATCCGGATAAATCAGCTTGAACCACACTGTTGCGTTCGATGTCTGTAACGCTCTCAGCGTGGAATACGCCGCCGCTACGTCCGCTTCCGACACGGCAGGATTTTCATCTTCATCGTTATAAAAGAACGTGAAGTCCAGATCGCCGTAGTCCTTGACACCGGGTATGTAACGCTTCGCACCGTCCGCAAGGTTCGTTACATCGACCTTTTCGGGATCGCCGCCCATATCGGGAGTTGACTGTAAGCCGTACAGCGTCTTATATGTGCCTGCCTTTGTGTCGGCATACTGTAATTTTGTGCCTTTTGATAAAAGTTCCATATTGATTTTTCCTTTCTGTATAAACTGCACTTTCACAGTACTGTTTTAAACGTAAATGTGATTTTTTTGTGCATCAAATTATAATTTCATAAATAACATCAGCGTGATATACACCCTGTTTATCTCGAATAGCATCTTTAAGTATATGCTTTTTCCCGTTGTACTTCTGACAGAATCTGTCGTAATGCCTTTGTACTGGGTTTCCTTCGATCATTCTCCATTCCAAACGATGAACATGAAATGAATTAATCAGTTTTTCCAATTCTCTGAAAACACTTATTCCGATTATTGGATTTCCCTTATCAAAAGAAAAAAGGCTAAAACAATTCGCATTAGAAGAATACATATCAAGAAAATAAGAAAAATAGCCTATTAGCTTTTTTCTATCTACTATAGCATACTGATATACAGTGCCATCTCCATCATCCGATATTTCCGGAGAACTGAAGCCGACTGTTCCTGTGTATAAGAACATCTCGTCATCATAAGCGTGATATAATATCTGCTTTTTGATTTCATCTTTGTATAAAACTGCCGGTACTAATGCCATACTTTTTTCTCCTCTGTCTAAGAGTTATAAACCCTGTGATTCAGTTCATCTATTTTTGCGGAAAACCGCATACATTTACGCTGTAATTCGCCGTCGGGCATCATCTGTCCGAATATACGGCGAAAGCCTTTTGATACCATTACAGCGCTTATCCGTGCCGACATATCGGCTACAACAGCAGGCGTGTCCGCCTTATCCCATACATCAATCTGTACCGTGATAACCGACAGCCGCTCCGCACCGTGAAGTATGGTATCGCTCTGATTTGCTATCTCACTTAACGTAATGACGGGAAAATCGGCTGTGGTGTCGGGAAACTGCAATTCCACCGTACCTATATCGGCAAGCATATCAGCAATTGTGGGTATAATATCTATCATGCCATTGCACTCCTTATTGCTCTTGCAAGCTCAACCTTGCAGGACTTGAAAACATACTCCCTGTTGCCAAGCAAAGAAGGATAAAGATACGGTTTCGGCGGTGCGCCGTTCGTTATATGCCAGTTGCCTTTAGCGTCCTTGTATCTCCACGGTTGCATCGTGTGAGGTACACCCGGTGCACCGTGCTGACCTGTGCCGAACTCTACAAACATGGCATATTCAACGTTTGTACCGACCGCCCAGACCTTAGGCTCAAGGTGTTCTGTAGAGATACTGCCTTTCAGCCTTCCTGTATCATACGGGCAGTTTACCTTTGCGTCACGCTTTATCTTCTGAACGCCCTTACCTATGCCCTTGTCTATTGCCGCATCTACGCTTCCGCCGAGACGTCTGAGCTTTGCCATTAAACTTTCAAGTCCTTCGATTGACATTTCCATGCTTATGTCCTTTCTGCCGTTGCACTGTCGTGCATAGTGTAATGTGCGACGGAGAGTATCTTATAATCTGCTCCGTCACACCTTACTATATCTCCGACTTTAAGCGTGTCTTTATCCGTTGTTGCTATCGTCAGCATACCGTGTATTCTCTCGCCGTACATCTCGACAGAAACGCTGTCGGTTACCGGCTTTACAACAGCGGATATTGTCGCTACCTGTTTAAGCTCCGATACCGTTCCCACATAGTCACTTTTCTTTGATACCTTGCGATACACCGCAAGCGTTCTTGTATCAACCGTCATCATTCGCACGGATAACACCGACCTTTCGGGGATAGTTCTGCAATCTTTTCTGCATATCGGGCGGCAGATCGGATACAAAGGAACGGGAAATACCGCCCTCGCTGCGAGCGGTTTCTCCCTCTGCTCCCTGTCTGTTATAGGCTATAACCGCAAGCTCTGTCTGCACGCTGATAAGCCTTGCAGGCATCTCATCTCTGCCGATAACGTCAAGGATAGTGTTCTCTGCACTGTCAAGAAGCACGGCAAGCAGTCCGTCCTGCTTTTCATCGGGAATGCCAAGACGGATTTTAAGCGTTTCCAGTGCTGTCATTGCGTTTCTCCTTAACCTACGGCTACCGTGATTGCTTCGGATGCCGCTACAGCCTTACCTTCAACGGATACTGCGACCGCTATCTTGTGTGAAGCTGTCGCAGATACGATACCGTCTGAGGGAAGCTCCGCCCATGTTGCTACATCAGAGCCGAGTGTCGCCGCAGTGACAGAGGATGCCGTCTTATAAACGAGCTTACCGCCGTTTGTGTTGCCTGTTACGGTAACAATGCCCTTACCGCTTTCTCCTGCCGTCATAGACGCTGTGAGAGTGCCGAGATGACCGTAATTTACGGCTATCATATTCTTCTTGTTATTCAGCACAAAAGCGTCATAGTAGAACAGACCTTCAACAAGGTGTCCTGCAAGTCCGGGAGGATCTTCGTGAATACGGTAGTCGTTTATCTTTTCAGGTCCTGTTGTTGCCATAGGGTTGGTGATAATGAAATCAGCACCTGCGGGCATTCTGACAGAGGGCACCTTGACAACAGGCACTTCGTCAATCTGTCCTATCTGACCGTTGAAAATTATCTTCTCCTGTGCCATATCGCTTGCCTTAGTGAAATTATCGTCAAGCTTCAGCTTGTTATAGAAGTCGGGAGTAACAAATGCCACTCTGCCGACTGTGGGCATTTCCGCATCGTCAATCATACCGTTTGCAGTGAGGAATGTTTCGTATGCGTTGGACTTTGACAGTGCCGTGAATGTTCTGAAGCCTGCCCCCTTTGCGATAGCGGCAAATCTGTAGGTATCAATTTCGGGGATAACCACAGTGTCGAGCTGTCTTCTGAGCGATTTACCTGCATCCTTTACACCTTCGGGAGAATCAACGGCATTTGTCTTGTCAATCGTGTAGGAGAATGATCTCTTGCGTGACATTACCATCTCCTGCGTTTCGTCCTGAAGTTCCTCAGGTGTGCCGTAACGGTTTGCGCCGCTTGTCCTGTAGTCGTTCATCTTTGCCGTACCCATAGAGTAGACCTTTACGGTCTGAGCACCGGTGGACTCATAGTCGTTATTTACCGCACTGTCTGAGAGTGCGCCTGCCTTGATGATCTCATCGACAGTGTTTGAATACTTGGTTGCGTAATTTACCATATTTCTTTTCCTTTCTTATACGCCCAGTCCCTCAAGGAACGGGTCTTTCTTGCCTGTCGGGCTTCCTGCTTTCGGCGGATTGCCCTTCATTCTTTCGTTGACCGCATATTCAACGGCTTCAGCAAATGCCTTGCTGACCGTTTCAATGCTTGTCTTGCATTCATCCGCACCGGTATAGTCAAGCACAGCGGCAAGCCCTACGGGAAGTCCCTTATCCGCAAGCTGTACCTTAGCTTCCGCCATAAGCTCACGCCTTGTAACCTCCGCCTCACGCTTTGCAAGCTTTTCCTCAGTCTGCTTACGCTGGTATTCCGCTTTCTGCTCTGCGTTCATTTTTTCGAGCTTCTTCGCCTCCGAGAGTTTCTCGTCTGCGTCCTTCTGCCACTTTGTTTTTGCTGTTTCCAGTGCCTTGCTTACACGCTTGTCAAACTCAGACTGCATATCCTTGTCCTTTAACATATCGTCAAAGGTTGGCTTCTGCGATGCGCTATCCTGAGCGTCACCGCCGTTATCGGCAGTCTGATTGCCGGGAACGTTTGCGCTTGCGCCGCCGTCCCCCTCGGCCTCTGCGAAGTGCTGTAAGCCGATGAAAATTCTTCTGTTGTTCATGTTTCTGTCCTTTCTCCGCCCACTGCGTTCATTGCCCACACCGTTCGGAATAAATTGTTTTTGAGTATAAAAATACCGCCCTTTTTAAGAGCGGTAAAATTATTAAGTTTTGTGCAATCAATTGCACACGGGTATAAGAAAACCGCCCACAGCAGTGAGCGGTTAATTATGCGATTTTCTGAATTATATCCGATAATGGAATCAATGCCGTATCATAATCCCCATCGGTGACTATATCAACGACAAAATCATTACCTAATACATCAACTATTGTTCCTTGTCTGCCGTCTTTCAGCATAACAGTGTCATATAATTCAAATTTCACTTTTGGTCACCTTCTTTTCAGTAACATATGCACTCGTAAGTCGCGGTTCAGTTGTGCCGTTTTCGATAATCCAACCCGTACAAACATTGGCTTGCTTGCCATTCGGGCCTTTAATTTGCATTACATACTCGTATAATTTACCGTGCTCGTTTGTTTGCTTTAACTTAAGCAAACTCTGATCAAGATTGGCGGATATGTTATCAATAAGTTCTTGATAATTCTCCATAGTATATCCTAATGCTTCTTTAAAAGCCCTCGCTTTATCAGGCTGTTTCACAGGATCTAAGGCATACTTTGTAAACTTTTCTTTTGGTATTATAGCAAAATGCTGTAAATCAATATGCACACTTACTTTTTTCTTTATTATACCACTTTCCCCTACTTTGTCAATAGCTCTGTCTTTTATAAAAGCCACATATTCAGGATCAAGCTTACTTATTTCTCCCTTTTGCAAAGCAACAAAGCTCTCGGCAAAGTATTCAGATTTACTGGCTGTGGCATAGCCTGAAAGATTGCCGGCATACTTGCTCATTTGCAAACCGATAAGGTTATTTGTTTTTGCATCAAATGCCTGCCATTGAACGTGATGTCCCATCTCATGAAGAAAATAATCATGCACCGAGCCATCACCGACTATTGACCGTCCTGCCTGCTTATAGCGTAGCGCAAGCTCTTTTTCTGCGCCGTTAAGAGTATCAATGCCGCTCATTACAGTATCCCATGCGTCTTTAGCCTGTTTATTATATGCCGCAAGCGTTTCTGCATTCTTCAGCACATTTTTATTGATATAAATGCCCTGTTCCACCGGAGAATAAGCCATAACCGCATCAGCACCGGAGAATATCTTTTTGCCCTTTGCGGACAGAGGATCAATAGCCTTGATGCCGCTTATTTTCGGAATGTCATACTTATCAAACAATTCTTCAAGCGCACGATTTATTTCATTTGCGTTTTCAAGAGAAACTCCCTTGAAATCAGCCTTGCCCTTAAAAGTTTTATCTCCGAACTGCGCCTCTATAAACTGCTGAGCATAAGCCTGTGCTTCTTCAATACTCTTTGCCGGTGTAAAACCGGATACCGTTTCTTTCGCAGGCGTTACAACAGTTTGAGTTGCTTTACCCGCACTTCCTGCAACGTACCGCCACTTGCCGTCCTCGCCCTGCTGTAAGTTCCGCTCCCATTCGTCAAAGTCAACATCTGCGCCTATCTCATCGCCCAGTTCGGCAAGCTCCTTATCAAGATCCTCCTCGCTCGGCAGAACAGGGAGCGTTGTAGAACGGCAGAACGGGTGCATAGGCGGAAGATTTACACCTGCCTGTGCGCTGTTACGCTTGAACACCTTACCGTCAAGCTCACGGCATAGATCGCTTGTACGGCTGTCAAGGCAGGCGGAAAACTCGTATTCGTCAATGTCAAGCTCCTTGTAGCCGTACAGCTCCGCCATATTCGCAACGCAGGTGGTTTCCGTCCGGACAAGCCTGCGTGCCTCAAAAGCGCCGACACCGCAGCGGTTCATTATATCGTCCGCCATATGCTGCTCGGACTTTCCTGCCATAATGCCCACAAGCATATCGTGCTTCAGCCCGTCTGCAAGTGCGTTTGTGTTATCCCAGACACGCTGGGAGAACATCTGACCGCTCCAGTTAGTAGACAGAATAGCTTTCACACGGCTTTCGGGGATTAAATCAAAAGCCGCACGGTAATCCGCACCCTTCGTCACATCGAAAACCGTCTGGATATACGCTCTCTGAATTATATCGCCCAGATGCGCTGTATCAACGCCTATTTCGGCGTTTGCAAGGCGTGAGCACATATCACTTATCTTGCTGTCAAGATCATTCAACCGTCCTATTCTGTGGGCGTATGCGGGTGAAGACAACAGCGTTTCAAGCTCCTGCTTTCTCTGCTCATCGGTGCAGGTGGCAAGAGCGGTCTTCATCTGTTCAAACATAGACTTGCCCGGTGCGTTTTTGAGCATTGTTTTGGCTTCGGCAATACTCAGTTCAAACTTATCTGTAAAGGCATTAAAAACGTCATTTGCCTCCCCTTGCAGATACCGTGCTGTTGCGTAATAAGCCTTGCCGAGAGTATCGGCGGTGCTTTCCGCTTTTGCCGTGTAGCTTACCATTCGTCCTGCGGCTCTGTCCTCCCAATATTTCTTACTCGGATTCTTCATTGCTTTCGCTCCTTGCAAGCGGTGTGTTCATAAACATCTGCTGCTGTGCCGCTATAGCGTCCTGCTTCTGCTGTCGGAGTTCTTCTGCAGCACTCTGAGGATCTTTAACAAACGGCAGGAGCGAGAGCAGCGTTTCCTGCGGTACTTTACCGTCAAGCGTTGCCACCACCTGGGATAATTCAAGCTCATTTTGAGGAAGTGAACGTGTAAAGGTTATGTCTATCAGCTTCGGGTCGATATGACCGCCTTTTATACTGATTATGTTGGAAAGGCACTCAAGGCGGTAACGTAAGCCTTCTGTGAAATACCGCTCTTTCGTCTTGGTAATCTGCTCAAGGTTCAGGAGCTTATATTTCATTGCCACCCCTGAAGCGTTACCCGCAAAATTGTCGTCCGACATATCGGGTACGCCAGAAATCTTGTGAATATCGGTAACAATACTCTTTCTCAGCACTTCCACGCTTGCTTCATCAAACTGCCGTGTCAGAAAGCCTATTTCGCCGTCCTGCGACAGCTCAACGACCCTGTTGCGCTGAATATCGCTGTAGGTTTCAGCCTTCTCATCGTCGGTTTCACCGAGTATCTGACCTTTAATGTACATCAGGCTGTCAACAAACTGCTCCTTGTCATTAACCCTGTCTGACTGCAACGTGTTATATGCGTCAATAAGGCTTATAACCTGCTCAAAATCGCCCTGTCGCTGACCGTCATTATAAATCTCATTCAGCGGCACTTTGCCGAAATAGTGCGGTACTGCCTCGCCCTCCGATTTAAGTCCGAAGTTGCTTGTAAGCTCAAAGTCCTGCGTTATCGTATCGGTCATAAGCTGACACTTGAAGCACTCAGGCGTACTGTTGCCCGGCTCGAAAACTGGATAGTAATACACCGCAAATACTGGATTTTGTTCTACAGTCTCATCATAAACGACAAATGCGGACAGCGGAGTGATACGGGCAAGCTTCGGACGGCTGTCAGTGTCCATATAGATAAGTTCGTATGCTCTGCCGAATATTGCGGCATCGAGTGCAAGATCTGCGTCCTGCGTACTGCTGTCAGCATAAGAAAGGCAATCGGTTATTGCCGTAATATCCGTATCATCTTTACCGCTGTAAGAAACAGGAGTAGCTATCAGATACGAAGATGTAAACTTTGCGATATATGCGGCGTGGTTTATCATAACACGGTTGTTGCACAGCATATCGTCACTTTTACGTCTGTCGCAGATATGCTGTCTGCCAGAGTAGTAATTATCCAGCATCGTAAGGCGTGGCATTTCGTACTTATCGTGCTTTTCTATGTAATCCCGTGCTATTTTCGGCGTTATCATCTCCGCCGTTTTGTCCGTTGTGAAAATCGGTGATGTTATCATAAAATCTCCTTAATAGATTCCTAATTTTCGCTTGCTGAGCGTTGATTTCACTATCTTCCTGCCGATATAGTCCTCAAGGGCATAACGGATAGCGTCTATGGTGTGATTGTTCTTGTCGGGGAAGTCCGCTTTCAGTTCTCCCCTGCTGTCACGATCAAGTTCATATTCGTTGAACTCACGGGCGGCGTTCGGGCAACGTGTGCCGTCAATAACGATTTCTTCGAGGTTCTGAAGCCACGTTATACCGTGCTCGACGCTTCCGGGACCTTTTACCGCCGTCCTTATGCGAAAACCCCTGTCCCGAAGCTCATCGTTTGAGCGTGGCTCGGCAGACTCGGCAATGATTGTACCGTTCTGCGTGTTCTCCTTGCGGATTGCATTTGCAATAACGTCATACTTTGCGGCGCACCTGAAAAATTCGTAAAAAATAAACAGCCTATTTCGCTTGCTGTCGAAATGAGCTGTTATATATACAAACGGATCTGCGCCGTAACCCCAGTCTATACCACGCTTGATATGATCGAATGACTTTATTTCCTCGTCAGTAATAGGACGGATAGTAATGTTTGTGAACACCTCTGCGCCTGTGCCGGTCACCTCTCCGAGATATTCATGCCTGTACTGCTCCGGCTTTGTTTGCTCAAGGTGCTTTGCTTCAATCAAAAACTGTTCTCCGAGCCATTCTGCCGGCACAGAACGATAGTCGCTGTGATGCACTATCTTGTCCGAACGGGGAACAAGCACCTCGCTGTTTATCCAATTACGCTGCGATTTTGGCGGGTTGAATGTGTAAAAAACCGTGAAAGTTTCTCCGCCGCGCAGCAGGGACTGATTTATCGTGCGGATTTCCTCAATACCGTTAAATTCATCAGTTTCCTCATACCAGGCATACCGAATGTATCCGCTCCTCACCTTAGTCGATTTCAGCTTTTTAGGCTTATCGGCTCCGCGGAAGATAATGCGCTGACCTGTCGGAACGTAAACCAATTCAAGGGGTGAAAGCTTTTCCTGCCAGTAACGTTCTACTCCGAGCTTTGATATTGCCCACAGGAGCTGCTCATAAACGCTGTCCTTAAGATACAAGCCCACTTTGCGGATAACAACCGCATTTGCTTCGGAATTTCGCATAATGCCGGTGATCAGTTCCTCAGAAACAAAAGAGGATTTCGTTGAGCCTCTGCCGCCCTTAAGCCAGTAGTGGGTGTGCTTGTCCTGTTTGATGTCCTTGTGCAAATCGTAGAACGAGGGCGCAATAACCTCGCTGAGCCTAACAGTCGTCAACTATCTTCACTCCCACATCTCCGTCAATGCTGACCTTCACAACATACTCCCCCGTCATCTTATTCAGCGTGTTTATTGCCCGTATTCTGTCCGACAGCTTGTTATGTTTATCCTTAGCTATATCGGAAAGTATCGCCTGACGTTCTCTTGCCGTCATTATTCGGGCAGTCTGGGCGGCTTCGGTTAATTCACGGATATAGTCTGCTATGTTAGTATTTTTTAGTAATTTGTCAGCGTTCTGACCTGCGTATTTCTCGCTGTATCCCGCCTGTATTGCACTCTGAGCGGCGTTACCGCACTGAGCGTAATATTCGGAAAATTTCTTCTGTCTTTCGGTCATTGGCGGTACACCGTCCTTTCTTTTGGGTATAAGAATACCCGACACCGTTGTGCCGGGCTTCAGGAGGAAAACTTATTGTCTTTCTTTTCTTCTTCATTTTACACTATACCACAGAAAAAACGAACAAAACGAACAGCTTTACAGATTTCTCTTGACGAAGCGATCGTGAGCCATCCGTATCGTATCGGCTGTGTTGTCCCCGCCTATATCCATAGCAACGGCATTCCAGCTTTTACAGCAGACGTGGCGCAGATACATAGCCCTGCGCACAAGGCTGTCATCAACCGTCATTATGTACTCGATAAGCTCACGCTCCTTCGCTTCAAGCTCTGCCTTTTTCTCCGCTATTATTTCCTCGATCGACCTCGTGTTTTCCACTCTGTCCTGTACCCTGTTGCTTATTCCGCTGTTGCAGGGTATAGTATCAAACTGCGGAGAACCGACAGGAGATTTATTTCTTATACGCTCAAGCGCCCGTTCCCAGAATTTTATCTCGTCACGGAGCGAACGGATGCTGTGGAGTTCTTGTTTGGTCATGTTTCCTCCTCTTTCTGAACTGCCTCATCGCAAAAATCTTTTGCAGGACAGGATTTGCAATCTTCTGCTATCGGATGTCTACAACAAAAACCGCACTCTTTTACTAAAGCAACTCTGTCTTTCGGATCTGACCAGTCCATTTCTGTTTTACCTTCGACGTAATACTTGTCCATTTGCGGTACTCGTCTTACTTCAATATCGCAGAAATTTGCACCTTCACAGCAATCGGTAATTAATGCGGCTGATTTTGCTTTGTCTCGTGTTTCAGCAAAGACGACTGTTGCCCTAAAATTAACAGTTTCTTTTGCAAACCAAGCTTTCATCATGCTATCTTCTCCAATTACCTCCGCTATCATATTATCCATAAGTTCCTCAAGCTCCTCTGGCGATATTCTGTAAGTTACAATGCTTGTGCCAAGTAATGTCGTTGTCGATTCACTTGCCGTCTGCTGAAAACGGCAGACAAACTCTCTGATTGTGTCTGCGTTGCTTCTGTCAGGAATTTTGCGCCCACAGAACAGGCAGGTTTCGGTTGCGGGTTTGCGTTTACTACTCGTTACCTGCTTACTTATCGGCGGTTCAGGAAACGGCATCCAAGCAATGACGACTTCACGGCCGTTAAATCTTCCATCTTTGCAAAACCCTTTTTTCTGCTTAAATTTTTCGGCCGTTTCAATAGCATATAAGTCTTGCTCTACACTGATTCTGCCTGTTTTTGTGTCAAGGATGGCGATGTGATTCCACGACTGTTTTTCAGGAAGTCTATCTTCCACGCTTATCCATTCACTCATATTTTTCCTCCTGCTTGCTACACTTGCAGGTGTAACGGTAATCTTTAAGTTTCTGCTTTGTCATTCTATCACTCCCCATAGTATCCGAAATCGTACAAATCATCCTCACGCACAATTTTTAACTCACCATCTCTTGCCTCTACAGCCCACAGCTGAGGATAATCTTCCGTCACAAGAGCTGTGACAAGCGTAACACTGCCATACCTATTGTGGCTGGCAACGCAACCGGGTCTCATTTCGCACTCGTAAAAACTACTCATTTAAATTTCTCCTTTCAAATCCTTCCTCGCCGGTCATCAGCTCGATACACCTCAGCGCAAGCATCAGCTTGACATCGTGATTTCTTGTGCTGTTGATCTCACATCTCAGCTCGTCCGACCTTCGTATATTCTCCTGGTATCCGACCTCCGCCTCGTGATTTTTCCGTGCTTTGTCTGCGTCCTTGCGATAATCACAAAGATATGCGTCCTTACGCTCTTTGCAAAGTCCCTTCGGAAGCTGACCGCTGCGGTAGATACTACCAAGCTGTGACAGCTTATCGAAGTATTTATACTCGGCAGGCGGAAAGTCGGTATAATCAAGCGTGTTTTCGTATGCCATATGCTCCAGCTTTTCAAATGTTGCCGGATCATTGAAATTTATCTTCTTCATAATCATTCGGTGTAAGGTGGTGAAGGGTTTTGCCCGTTTTCCAACACCTTTTATATATATTTATTTTTTTCATTTTCCGTATGAAAGGTTAGAAAAACCCTTAAACCCTTCACCACCCTTCACCCTCCTTTCAGCTTATAGCTATTCCGATGTAACAATTACCGTTTTTTGCTCGCACCTTAGGATACTTTTTCGACAATTCAACACCAAACTTCGTATTTGACATCTTATACTCGTTATTGTCATCGCACCACTGTGCATACGCCGCATAAAGCACGTTAGCCTGCGCATAGCAGTCCTTGCCCTCTGTACACCTGTCCTCGACAAAAGCGGAGATAACATCCATCTCTCTGCGGTACTCCTTGACCATAGCGACTACCGCCTTTGGCATATGCAGTCCCTCAGCCTGATACAGTACGCACCCCTCTACTGCCCAGCGGAAGATAGCGGGCAGCTCACGGCACAGCTTATATTTAAGACGTGGGTCTTTCTTTTCTTCGGGTATCTGTACAGTGAACGGTATCATATGCACTCTGCGCCAGATACCTGTGTCTGTGCCTCTGATTATCGGCTTATGATTAGTCGCCATCCACAGCTTGAATTCGGGCTTGAACTCAAACTCATCGCCGTACAGCTTGCGGGCAGTAACTATATCATCGCCTGTAAGCTGCTTCAGCAGACCCTCGTTGATACGCACGCCCTCGTTAGGCTCTACAGACGTAACAAACCTTGCGCCTTTAAGACGTGCTATATCGCTGTTTATGGCACTGCTCTGATTACTGCGTACCATTATTGTTTCCGGCTGGATATTGCTTGCGTAGTCGCCCATAATTGCACGGATAATATCAAGAAACGTTGATTTACCGTTTCTGCCCGTGCCGAACAAGAAGAATACGCACTGCTCCGCCGTTGAGCCTGTCAGCGAATAGCCGACCGCCTTCTGAACATATCGTATAAGGTCCTTGTCGCCGCCGAATATCTCGTCAAGAAATTTCAGCCACTGCGGACAGTCGGCGTTGCTCGTGTACTCCGCCGACGTGATACGGGTAAAATATGCTTCCGACTTATGCTCACTCAGCGTACCGCTTTTCAGGTCAAGAACGCCGCTCGGAGTATTAAGCACCATCTTGTACTTATCCATCTGTGCCGGCACTATCGGAACGTGATGCTGTGCTTCCTTCAGCATTGCAGATTTCGATTTGTTGCTTCGGCTTGATTTCAGGTGTTTTTCAAAGCTCTTTGCCATATCTCCGCCGTCCTCAGCGTCCATCTGCTCATATGCCTTAGCCTCTGCCTTCATCGCAAGTACAGCCTTATCGGCTATGCGCTCTATTGTTCCGCTGTTGTCGTAGCACCACTTCCTGCCGTCATAATACAGCCAGCGCTTGTCTGTATAACTGTAGCGGATCTCCTTGCCGAATAAGTCTATAAGCCGTTCTGCGTTCCCTGTATCGTCAAATGTGTACAGCTTTACAGGCTCGTCCTGTGCCGTATCGAGCTTTGCGTGTACAACAGAGCTTTCACCTGTGAACCTTGCCGTAAACTGCGGTGATTTCTGTGCCGGTTCGTATACCTTTTCACAGTCGGCTATGGCTTTTTGTATCGTTATTGCACCGTAGGTACTGCCCGACTGCCGTCTGTCCCATTTCTCACGCATAAGCCCCGACTGTCTGTATATACAGTCCATCATATCCGCATCACACCTGCACCAGAACGCAAGCATATTACAAAGCGCCATATCAGCCTCAGACTGTGACACATATCCTGAATAATCGCCCTGCATAAGTGCATTGAAGCGTGGTGCGTTCTTTGCTTTTCCGGCGAGAGTAATAATATCATTTGCGGTTGCCGGAAGTGCCGGCACATAAGCACGGGGTACAGCGGAAGGCTCACGCCCTCCGCCTATGTACTTTTCGTGCAATGCCTTGATAGCCTCTGTGCATTCGTTTATATCCATATATTCGGCGCACGGATTGCCCGTCATAACGAAAAATCTGCCTGTTTCGTACATTTCGACATTGCCTCGTCTGCGTCCCTGCTTCGGCAGATTTCCTTTGCAGATTATGTGAATGCCTTTGCCGGACTGCGACAGCTCGGTATATGACTGGAGTGTTGTTATAAATTCGGTGATAATGTTGTTTTCGCCGTTTTTGAATGCGGCTATCTCGTCACCCACTCCGTCAATATCCACACCGAAATACTCGCAGTTTCCGAACATGAATCCGACACCTGCAAAACCTGCCGAAGCCGCTACAGCCGTATTGAAATCCGACCATGTGGACGGATCGTTGGAGCGGGCAAGGTCACCCGTATGAGGATTGATCGGAAGTTTTTTTATCTTACCGCCTGCCTCATCGGGTACAGCCTGCCAGCACACCCAGTTTGAGAGCTTTTTAAGCTCATCGGGAATATATTCGTACATTATTTCCCCCATCAGAACGGATAGTCACCGTCATCTTCCGTAACTGCTTCCGTTGCTGCGGTTGCCGCAAAGCTCTCATTTTTCGGCGCTGATACGGTATCGGCGGTCACGGCGGTCTTGAACTTATGCTTGCAGTCGGGGTGCTGTGTCGGTTCAAGATAGCTTACCTTTTCTCTTGTGGTGTCCTTATCGTCCGTTTCGTGCTTTACTACAGCTATCACACACTTGCCGACAAGATCGTCACAGTATTCCGCAAGATCCTTGTATTCCTTGCCGTCAGTGAGCTTTGCGGCCTTGCCTACTGCCATAAGTCTGCCGAACGTATAACCGTTTACCGCAAGGTCTTCCTTTGTAGGTTCTTTAGCCTTCCATATCTGATAAAACAGGCAGGCGTTGCCGTATTTCTGCTCCGGAATATCATTCCTTATTGTCAGTCTGAAGCTCAGCGATGTACTGCCGCTCTTATATGTTTTCTCGTCTACGCTTGTGATTATCGTTTCATATCTGCCTTCGGGCTTGAGCGCACTCGTAGCCGCTGAATTGTTCTGTGAAAATGCCATATTATTTATCCTCCGTTATAAGTCTTATTGCGTCTTCTGTGCTTCTGCATATACCTGCAACAGCACCCGAACGACGCATTTTTTCAATAAAATTCTTCTGTTCGGGGCGAATACGTCCCGTTTTTGTCTTTACCTCTATGAATATTGCCTTTCCGTCCGACTGCCTTACGCCGAACAGGTCTGAAAATCCGACCGGTATGCCCGTGTCGAAATATCTGCCGTCAAATGTTCTGCCCTTGCCGACGTTAATGCGGAATATCACACAGCCGTTCTCGGACAGCGCACGTCTGACAGCATTCTGGATACTGTGTTCTTCTGTCAATAGATAAAACCTCTCTTTCTTGCTTCGTAAAACGCCCAGCCCCTCTGATACCCTTTCTTCTTTGCGTATGCAAGCAGATCGGAATAGGACGAACAATCATCGGGACTGCTGAAATCCAGCCTGAAGCCCTCGATATGAATAAGCTCGGTGCTTTCGCTTGTTTCTATCTCACGGCTCTTTACCGGGAAAACATATCCGCAGTGAGGGCAGATACAGGGCTGACCGGGTGGCGGCGCTCCGAATGTATAGTAACATTCGGGACACTGTTTCACCTTTTCGGCATTCTCCGCAGCTTCTTTCTTTATGTTGCGCTTGCGCTTTTCAAGCGACCACAGGCGGTCATCATCGGGCATTCCGAAGCGTGCGTAATTGCCGACATGATCAAGAATTATCGCACGCTTGCCCGGTCGATAGCGCATACATCTCATTGACTGCTGAATGTACAGCGTAAGAGATTGAGTGGGACGGAGCAATATCGCACATTCGCAGTCGGGAACGTCAAAGCCCTCCGATATTAAATCGACATTGCAAAGTATCGTTATCCGTCCTGCTCTGAAATCCGAAATAATACGATTACGCTCTGCATCGGGAGTTGTACCGTCAATGTGTACGGCGTTTATGCCTGCTTCTCGGAACGCTTCGGCGGTAGCAAGCGAGTGCTTAACGCTTGAGCAGTAACAGACGGCTTTCTTACCGTCTGCAAGCTGTCTGTAGTATCCGATAACATCACCGAATACAGCCTTTTTGATCATTGCCTTTTCAACGTCCGCCGTAACAAACTCGCCCATTTTGATATGAAGCCCTGATAAGTCGGCTACGGACGGCGCATAGTAGTCATACGGCGCAAGGCAGTTGTGATCAATAAGCCATTTGGTAGACGGCCCGATTATCAGCTTGTCGTTGACATCACCCAGACCGTCACCGTTCAGGCGGACAGGCGTTGCTGTTACCCCCACACGAAGCACATCGGGGAAAGCGTCATAGATTTTCTTGTACGACAGCGCAAGGCTGTGGTGATTTTCGTCTGTAATGATAAGCGCAGGCTTTGACAGTTTTTTTATCCGCCGTGCTGCGGTCTGCACCATCATCACGTCACAGTAGTTCATATCAACGCCCCAGCGTATGAACGTCCTTATTATCTGCTGAACAAGCTCCTGCCTGTGTACAAGAAACATTACCTTTTTCCCGTTGAATGTAGTCCGCCGTGCTATCTCCGCTACTATCACCGACTTACCGCCGCCGCACCCGAGAACAATGCAGGGAGCGTGATAACCCTCACGCCACGCCTGCCTTGTCCGCTCGACAAGCTCACTCTGATACGGTCTTAGCGGCATTCTGCTTTTCGACCTCCTTCTTTGCACACGCTATGCACAGCTTTCTGCCGAATTTTGCAACCGAGCTTTCAACCATTTCCGCTACCGTATGCTTAGGTGTCGGCATAATGACAGCGCCGCATTCTTCACATCTGTTGGGCTCTGCACCCTCGCTGAGCCATGTGCCGAGCTGAGCACCTAAATCTTCGGTGATAACACCCGACCACTTATCGAGGAATGTTGTGTCTTTTGAAAGACTTGCGATATGCTCACGGTTTATCTGAAATGCTATGTCAAATTCATACTCGGTGTTATCACGCTGCACCGGCGCAAGTCCTATCTTGACGGGAACGGTCTTGCCCCTGTCGTTGATTTCCATAGCATAGCCCATCTTGGTACGCAGTGTAATGATTGTGTGGCAGTTGACCGACAGTATGGTATTGACAAGATTGTTCTGTATCTTTCCTGCCTCGTCCCATGCGGTATAATCGTTCTTTCCCTGACGCTGTGCTATCTGTGATTTGATGTCAAGCACTCCGCCCTCGTTATCCCATGCGTGTGAAAAGCTGTCCACTATTATTACGCCGTCCTCCCCGACCGCCTCAGCCGCCTGTCTGACGTACTCTATGTACTTTTCGGGCGAATACGGCGGTGTAAGCGGGGCGTAGAGAAATTCTCCCGTGCCGAGATCGTGACGATCGGCATAGAATCTGCCACGCTCGTGTTCTGTATCTATAAGGGCAACCTTGCCCCAGTTGCCCGTTATGCCTTTTGCGAGATAGAGCGACGAAAGCGTTTTACCGCTTCCCGACGGTCCCATGACCGCAATTCTCGCCTTTGATTTCTTTCTTGTTACGGGTGTAAATATATTGCTCATAGCTACCTCACTTTATCGTTATATACGGCTTTTTCTCAAGATGTACGGCAGGGAGCTTTTCTCCGCTGTCGAGCAGCTTCTTGACCTCTGACTTACGTATTGTCGGATCACTGTAATTTATAAGTGAATCGTTATACGCTTCGGCATAATCGATAAACTTCCGCTCATCGTCAATAATCACCCTGTCACATCCCTCGGAGAACGTTATTTTTGCTCTCGGCATATCGACCTTTTTCAGTTTCATCGCCTGCATATCCTGTAGCAGGCGCTTTTTCAGGAACTCTGCCTTTTTACGCTTGGTTTTTGCTCTTGCCGTCTGTTCCTTAGCTTCAAGCTCGTGGCTGTCCGCTTCACGTTCAAGGTTTTTAATGAAGCAGGCAACATTCTCGGCTTTTTCATTGAACTCGCCCTCAATGCCTTCGAGAGTGTCAAACCACATTGTCAGCATATCGGCTTTGTATGCTTCAAGGTCAGCGATGACCTCGCCGTCATCGTCTATATACTCGCCGTCAGCATTGGTGTCCGGTTCGTAGTCATTTATAGCGTCAAACGCATCGAAAAGTTCGGCAAACCTGCCGGTTATATCATATAATGTACTGCTCATACGATTTCCTCCGTCATTTTATTAAAAAACTGCTTTGCCTTTATCACGAACAGATCGTGATTACTGTCTTCGGAATTATTGCCGATGAACTCGCAGAGCCGTTTTGCCGCATCAATAGCTGTGGCAAGATATGCCTTGAACGTTTCCTTAGTGTCGGGCACAGATACGGTAAGCTCCGACTGCTCACGCTTTGCCGCCTCAAGTTCCTTGCGGAGATCTTCGAGTTTCTTTTCGTTCTCGGCTTTAAGATTGTTTATCTGCTCGGCATGCTCACGGTTTAAGCGGATAGTGTCCTGTAATGCGTCCTCCTGCACCTTATCAAGCTGCTGTTCATAAGTCTTGCAGATATTATCAAACGCTGTCTTGTCCATAACGCCGTCCTTAGCCGGCTCGACCGCAACTTCAACAGGGCGGTTTTCAAGCTCCTTTATCTCGGCTTCGAGCGCCGCTATCTGCTGTGACAATGCGTTCTTGGCTTTTTCAAGTGATTTTGCCTGCTGTGCGGCGGCGGATGCTTCGGCTTCTGCGGCGGACTTATCAGCTACCGCCTTGTCCTTTTCCGCTCTTATCTGCCGTATCTGCTGTTCAAGCTCACGGACGGAGGTGTTCTCAAGGTCGGTTTTTTCGGTTATTTCTGTACGTTCTTCTTCAGAAAGAGAAGATAAAAGATAGAGCTTTTTCACTCCGATTTGTGTCCCCGGGGACACAAAATCAGACGGCAATTTCTCTATTACTTCTATATAACGATAAACCTGTCTGCGTTTGATTCCTGTTTCCTTTTCGCAGTAATCCTCGAATGTGTTATACCCCAGTTCCTTATAGAGCTTGCTGTCCCTCATCTCTTTAAAGCCTATGCACATCTCATACAGGCTCTGCTGTGCTACCTGTGCCGCCGCTTTAATGTGATAGTTAAGGTTTACTGCCTTGACATAATCGTCTGTTACCGCCTTTTCTGTATCCGCAGGCGGTGTGCGAAGTCCGGGAATTATCATGTTGTTTTCCTCCTTTTATCGCTGAAAATCTTTTCAAGATACGCCATGTAATCTTTGATCAGCGTATCTACGTCCTCGCCCGGTGCTATGTTTCGTTTTCCTCTGACCTGTACGATTTTTCCGTCCGCTGAGACTTCCATTGTATAGTACGGCTTGTCCGGCTCGGATTTTTTACGGATGAACATTATACTCAGAGCGCCTTTTGCGTGCCTTTCGGCATATCCGCCGACGCAATGGCTTAAAGCTTTACCTTCGTAAGCTATATCCGACAGCTGCTTCGGTTGTACTATCATCAGATTTCCGTCAGAAAACTCAAGCTGTTTGCGTTCCTCAATATGCTTTGTAAACTCTGCTCTTACCGCTTTATCGTGCTGATACTCGATAGTTGCCGACAGTCTTTCGTGCATTGCCTCGAAATTATGCGGAAAGCATATCGCAGTATCTTTAGTGTTGTATCTGAGCTGTTTGCACTGGTCAAGGTAATCGCTGTAATCTCTTGTGTTTATTTGGTTATCGGCAAGGTATCTTGACATTCTTTGCGGTGTTGCGCCGGTTGCGTCTAAAAAGCGTTTCAGCGTTCCGTATTCATAGTCAAAGACTTTAGATATAAGTATCAGGTCTTCCGGTGTCACTTTTGGAAAATGCTCCTTATTTATCCTGTAAGCGCCGTATAAGTGTTCCTGCCCTTTGAGAGCTTTGAACTCGGATTTTGTAAGGCCGAGCATTTCAAGAAGATTATTACTTTTCCAGTTAATATAACTTGGCAATGTAAGTTTTGCCGTATTGCCCCAAAAGCCTGTATAATTTTTTTGAATCAGGTCATAACCTTGCTTCAGCAAATATTCGAGATTCGGATGCTTACAGTACAGGTCCAGATAGCACATCAGCAGATCTCCCGCATACTTATCGTACTGACTGTATCGCATATCCGACCGGCTTATCGCCTTTTCGTTGATGATTTTATACGAGTTGTTGAAGCTATACCCGTATGAAGCTGAGCAGAAGACCGGCTCACGAAACTCTGAGCGAATGTCCCACCGCTTACCGTCTTCGCTACCGTATCTTACTGCTCCGTCTTTTGCAAACACATAGCGCTGTCGCTCGACGATATAACCGTTAGAATATCTGTGATACCCTCTTGCGAACAATTCCGCACCCCGTGTCAGAAATATTATGTAGTTTGCCGCTCCCTTGCCTTCCATTTTGCTCATCTGATCTGCTGTAGCGGTCGGAAAGCTGTGCATAAGAAGTTCTTTGCGTTCTTTCTTCATGTTGCACCTCAGAAGTCGAGCAGGCTGTCAAGGTCAAGCTGTAGCTTGCCGCTGTCTGCTTCTGTGGAAGTTTTGCTGTTGCTGAACCCGCCGTCACCGAGATCAAGCGTCATAGTGCATTTGATGTCAGCACCGGGAAAGTAAAACGCTACAGCACGCTTGTATACTTCGAGATCTTCGAGGCTTGCACCTGCACCTTTGACCGTTGCCTTGAGGCAGTCGGCAAAAGACTTGCTTGACTGCTCTATGGCCTGTTTGAACTCTGTATTCTGCTCGCAGAATTTACAGATAGTCCTTAAAACAGCGTTTTTTACTTCTGTTTCATATTTGCCGAGCTTTGCGTCTGTCAGCTCAGCTGTAAGTTTTTCTCTTATATCCATTGACTTTTTCCTTTGCCAGTGTTATACTGGTCTTGTGTAAATATTTGTTTTGCTCCCTTCGGGGAGCTCTTTTTTTATTCTCTACCGACAACCGTATATGTAACACGGTTTATGTCTGTCATACTGTAGCACGTTTCGCTTTGCGTATGCCATTTTCTATGAAAGTGTGTTTCTGTCATATCGAAAAGGTGTGCATTACAGCTTTCAAACACAAACTCGCACCAGTTGCCGTAATTGCCATACTCGGTACGGAAGATGTCACCAGGCTTCATTTCTGCGGCAGTCTTGATAATCGGCTTGTCATATCTAATCATCGTCGTCTTCGTCCTCCTCGCTCTCACAGTCTGTTACATTGATATTGTTTACAACGCCGGCAAGTGCCTGAATAATTGCCATTACCTCTTTATAGGAAGTAACCGTTGTGCTAACTTTAAACTTCATTCCTTCTTCCCTCTCTTTCTCCGTATCTCCGCCACCTGTCTTGCTCTGCGGTAGTTTTGCTGTTGCTCAATTGTGGCTCTCGCCTTCCGGGCAACATACTCGCCGTAGCTCATGCCGTGATCGGTGGCTTCTTTAGCGATTCGTTCAAGATCTGTCATCGTGTCCGCCTCCTATCATATCCCTGTACCAAGTCTGCGCCAGCCACCCAAGCCCGTACCAGACCGCAACAGCGACTATTGCAACGGGGAGCATCTCACCGCCGACCGCACGATAGCCCCTCTGGGCGTAAGCCAGTGCCGACATTGGTATGTACATCATCACGGCGGCAGAGGCTGTTATCCAGGCTCTGAGGAGCAGGGACAGTATACGGGCAATTATCTTAGATATTTTCATTTTTACCTCCTTATTAAAGTAACCTTCCTTCGTACCACGCTATAAATCGCAATGGATGAATCTCATACTTGTATTTACCGCCTGCACAATGCCGTGCAATACCAAAATGATAATCACCCGAGCGAAGCATATCATCAACCGTCTGTGTTGATACGTCAAGCAAATCGGCTACTATCTCCTTTGGCACTTTCTTATGCCGGAGAATAGCAGGCTTGTACTTTTCTTCCCATTCTCTTTCAATGTTGGCTTCCATGCTCTCACCTCCTGTTTGTTGCAAAACCTTTCCGCTTGTGATACAATGAAAACAAAAATAGAAAGGTGCGATAATCATTGTACATCTCCCGTGATGAATATAAGCTCTTGAAACAATTTTACAAAAGCGACGGTTTTGCCATTAAAAATGACATATCCGACATTCTTTTGGAAAAAGGTTTTCTACAGCATAAGCAAATCAAAATTATGCGTGACGGTAGTCGCCAGTGTTCAGCTGAGCTTGTTATTACCAACAGCGGCACAATTGCTTGTGAAGACTATGCAGATTTCAAGACTTCAAATTTTCGCTCTTGGGCAGCTATTTTCATTTCAATTTTATCGTTGCTCATATCTTTGGTTTCTTTATACGGTTCTGTATTTTAATTTTACATACAGAACAAGTACGGCAACGACAAGAGACACAATAGAAACTGCCAATGATACTTTACTTGTAAAATCGGGGTCAAGCATTTTGTCCTCGATTTTTTCTTTTATATGCCTCAGATTCATGTCCTCACCTCCTCCGGTTGTTGCTATAGTTTCTTTTAGGAGCTCATATTTCACTGAGTAAGGAATCAACTGAACAGTCTAATATTACAGCTAATTTCTTCAGCTTTATGATATCGGGTTTTCTTGCTCCTGTTTCCCACATTCCAATAGTAGACTTACTGACATTCAGTAAATTAGCCAAATTTTCTTGAGTAAGCCCCTTTTTTAACCTGTATTTTTTTATCGTAGTTGACATTGTTTCACCTCCTTCTGTCTTCCTTCTGTGGATATTATATCACATATTGCAGACTTGTCAACAGTTTTATGCACAATTCGTGGACTTGCACAAAACACAAAGTTTTTTATTGACATTTTTCACAAAACGTGATACTATGTTCACAAGGAGTGATTTTTATGATTTCTACAAAAATTAAAGACCTAAGAATTAAAAATGATATTACTCAAGAGCAATTGTCAAAAGAACTTAGTGTTGCAAAGAGTACAATAGGTATGTGGGAAAATGGTCGCAGAGAGCCGGACATTGATATGATTAAGAAAATTGCAAAATATTTCAAATGTCCTGTTTCGTCATTACTCGACGATAAAATTACCTTAAACTTCGTTCCTCACGAAATTGATGAAGATGATGCTTTGATAAAATGTCCTATATGCGATTATGAAATAACGCATTTTGAGGGAACTAAAACCATTTGTTTTGACAACCAAAAAAGCGATGGTATAGCACTTGAATTTTCTTGTGAAGACGGTCATAGGTTTTATCTTATAATAGAAAGTTTCAAAGGCAATTCTTATGCTGTTTTTGCTGATGAAACTTGTTCAACATTTAAACCATTAAGTCATGTTTTTGAAAACACACCAATTTCATTAAGTAATTTATGGAATATTACCAATAATAAAAAATATCAATCTTTAGACGCTTTCGGCAAAAAAGCAGTTGATGGACTTCTTGACATTGAATACGATAGAGTATCAAAGTCTAAAAAACCCACTTTTATGTTTTCTCATTTTAGTGTTAATAAAGTATCTGCTGGTTGCGGCTATTCACTTGACGATCCTGATCAATGGAAATCTTTAAGAGTAATTGATAATGAAGTTGCACGAAGAGCAGATTTTGCAGTTGAAATAGATGGTCATAGCATGGAACCGACCTATTCAGACGGAGATATTGTTTATATCGTGAAAACCAATGAAATTCCAAAAGGAAAAATAGGTTTATTTATTCAGAACGGAAAAGGTTACATAAAAGAAGCAGGGGATAACTGTTTAGTATCCCACAACAAAGAATATAAGAACATATATCCGTCAGACGGTGATATCGAATGCGTTGGCAGAGTTATAGGGGTAGCTGAGCCAGTATAGTAATCTAAAAATTACCGCTAAGGTCGTGAAACGCTACCTTAGCGATGGTCGTCCTCTACATGAGGGCGTGGATTGAAATAGGAGAGGGGAAAATTCCCCAGTCCGAATATTTCGGTCGCCCTCTTCACGAGGGCGTGGATTGAAAAAACGAAAGTAAAATTGCGTTGGTTGATTTTGTGTCCCCGGGGACACAAAAAAACTGTACGGAATTTGTCGCCTCGGGGAGACAAATCGGAGTAAATGTTGAATCGATTCAACAAATTGGGTAGACAAATAGCCCAGTCATCTGAAAAATTTGTGCAGACGTCTGCACATTTATACGAGGGTGTTTCGGGTTGTTGCGGGTTTTCGGGTTTTTCTAACCTTTCATACGGAAAAAGAAAAAAATAAATATATATAAAAGGTATTGGAAAACGGCTCAAACCCGCAACACCCGCAACACCCGCAACACCCACAACAAGATATTATTAAATACCAGAAGATTTTGTCCAATCGATTGGACATTTGTACGAGGGTGTATAGTGGTGTAGGGCTTAAGGGTTTTTCTAACCTTTCATACGGAAAATGAAAAAAATAAATATATATAAAAGGTATTGGAAAACGGGCAAAACCCTTCACAACCTTACACCGAACGACTATAAAATACCCGAAAGTTTTGTTCAGTCAACTGAACAAAAAAAAACTAAAATATTTTCCCTAAACCTCTTGACATACTGCTTGCAGTATGATATAATATATACAGGAGGTGAGGAAAAGATGCCAAAGCGAAAAAAGAAAAAGGCTACCGCCATTGAGATAGCCGACATAGTAATCAAAGCAGTTGTTGCAGTCGCCGCTTTGATAACAGCAATCAGTCAATGGAAATAGCCTGAACCTGAGGGGCGAAAGCTCCTCCCCCTTGTGGGGTACTTATATTATACCACAGTGAAAGGAGTTTTACAAGTGAAAAAAAGTGATATATGGTTTCTCGTTCTCGCAGTATTTTTTATGCTTGATGTTGCTTCTGCGTGGAATATATGGATTAACATTTGCACTATAATCTGCGCAATTGTCGTACTGGCTGAATGTACCGTAAGATTGATAGGAGTGATAAGAAATGCCCGAAACAAAGCGTAAGACCCACACATCAACGCAGGTGAAACAGAGATATAACGATAAAGTGTACACCGCCATGACGTTCCGTGTACCCAAAGAGCTTGCCGCAGAGTTCAAGCAGATCTGCACCGATAACAATATTTCACAGGCACAGATCATCAAGGACGCTATGGCGGAGCTTGTGGAGAAGTATAAATAAGCCCTTCCCCGCCGTAACAAGCGGGGAAAAAATTTAGGAGGTGTTTATTATGAGAGCACGCAAAAAGGGCGACGGAAGTTTCAGAAAACTTAAAACAGGCCAAATAGAATTGACCATAAGTGATGGCTATGATATTTTCGGAAAAAGATTACGTTACCGATTCTACGGCTCTACGGAATCGGAATGCCGTAAGAAGTACAAAGAGTTTATCAAGAGCGGCGGAGAATCAAAGCGAGCAACCGACAACTATTCGCTGTCGGAATGGATTCCTGTGTGGCTGGACACATACAAGAAAAACAACATACAGCGAAGCACGTTTGAAGAATATAAGTATCTCTTACAAAAAGTGAGCGATCATAAGATAGGCAAAATGAGCTTGAGTGACATCAAGCCCATCCATATTACCGATTTTTTTGCGAACCTTGATTACAGCCAAAGTATTCGGAAGCGGTTACGCTTTTTGTTAAATGCCTTATTTGAGGACGCAGTAGACAACGATTATTGCACAAAGAATCCCGTTACAAGAGCGCAGATATCCAAGAAGAAAGCAGGACAGAAGCAAAGTTACACAGAGGAGGATGCAATCGAAATCTTAAATTTTGCAAAAAACGACGATACTTTCGGGCTTCCGATAATCATTCTTTTGTCAACAGGAATACGCTCCGGTGAGCTGAGAGCTCTATCACCGGGAAAGTTCGATTTTAAACGTAGCTGTGTACTTATCGACAGTGCTGTTAAGCGTGATGGAACGATAGGCCCACCAAAGAACGGCAAGGAACGAATAGTACCTATCAATAAGAATGTAATGACTTTTATTGAAGAAAAAATCAACAGAGCTCAGAAATATGTTATCGCTGATTACATTGTCACAGAATCAAGCCTGCGAAGCAGATATATGTGGTTCTTCGATCGTCTTAATAAGCAACTTGCGACTGACGGAAAGCATCCTATAGAAGTTTTACCGCCGCATTCAACACGACACACATATAGCACGCTGATGCAGGCACGAGGAATGCCGACTGCCGTTGTATCGAAAATTCTCGGTCATCAATCTTTAGAAGTAACCGGCGGTTACACACACATGGATGATTATAAGATACTTTCTGAAGCAGTTGACAAATACACAATGGCGTAA